GGTGGATGACCTCTCGAACAATTGAATACTTCTTCTAATTCTTTTTCCGATAGTAATTTTTTTGATTGTTCTTTGAATAAGTAAGTCAAACTCTGCTGTCGTCTCATCCAATCTGCGTACGTTCTTTCTCCAGAATTTATAATTTCTCCAATCCATAAGTTTTGTGGGGTATTTGTAGTTACAAAGTTTGCAAGTAAAAAATCAGTAATTTCTTGATCAGAATATTTTCTGGATGTTTTTTCAAACCAATACTTATCCTTTCTCTTATTAAAAGAAGTCATCGTTGCTCTTGATTTTCCACCATATTTAAAAAAGTCATACCTTTTACTTGTGAAATGACTCTTCATTGAAAGATAAGTTTGGTAAGTTTCAAATGGTGTCACTTTCATCTACTTCATCACTTTCTAATTCTGTAATTGCATCACAAGGAACCTCATTATCACCTATCATATACCAATGTTGTGGCATACCGATGCTGTCAGGTCTCACACCCAAATATGCTAGGTCTGGAAAACTATGTTCTCTTAACATAGCTTGAAGTCTCCAATGTATAAGTTCAGATTTTTTCATTATAAAGGTAGTTTAGCACGAGAAGTCTTCTTCATAAAGTTTAACTGAATTGCATCATATTTCAACCTTTCTTTAAGAGGTTTTGTAATGAGTTTTGTTACAGATTGAATCTCTATGTCATTCATCTCACAATACTGACATATTGCATCGATGTAATTTAATTTTTCTTCAGCAACTATCTTCTCTATCTCCATCGAAAACTTCGTAGGAGTTAGAAACTTACTCTCTATTGCTTTTTCAAGTTCTTTGTTTGGTTCCATAAAACTCCAGTTTGTCTTTGACAAATTTGTCGATGTATCTACCAAGAAGTCTGATATACTTGGTTTTGTCAGTTTCTTCATAAACAACGCATTCTCCATTTTCACATGCCATAATAATGACTAATTTTTTAACTGCTATATTCTTCATCTCATACAGCATACAACCATACCCCATAGCCTGAACAAAGTAATGCTCAATCCACTCCCGTGGTTTTGGTTTCTTAGATGTTTTAAAATCTATGATTGCTAATTCACCATCATGTTCTGCAATACAATCGACAGTTCCAGCAATTCCTAGTTGTTTACTATATAGGGCACCTTCTAGAGAATAAATTTCATTAATTCTACTTAATTCTTTCTTAGATATTTTAAATAAAAAATCAGATATAGGAGGAACTTTTGGTAACTTCTCATTCTTTAGATAATGCTCAGTTAGTGTATGCATATCTGTTCCACGAGTTGTGGCAGCTTTTGTTACACGATCTGCTTCCTCATTACCAACTCTTTTTCTCCAATCAAGAAAGATCTGTTTGTTAAAATGACTTGTAATAGATGTAATAGAAACTAACTTAAGTGGTTCCTCTTCATCAGGAATTTTATAATATCTTATACCATCTATTGTTTCTCTTGGAATTGGTTTAAGATCTAAGTCTACATGATTAAACATCAAAATTTATCTCTAGTTTCGACAAAAGATATTCTTTGACAAGTCCAGAACGAACGATGTCATTAATATCAAATTCTATTATACCAAAGGATGGCATTTTACGCAAGATGTTCATAAAATTAACGATACCATTTTTATCATTTGTTTTTACTAAGTCAGTTTGACTCGCATCACCACAGAAACAAATCTTTGTATTTTCACCAACACGAGTAATAATACTATCAAGTTCATGAAAATTTAAATTCTGAAATTCATCTACAATGATGATTGCATTATCTAATGTTGTCCCACGAATGAAAGATGTGCTCCAAAATTTGATAGTCTCCTGTGCTTTTAGATTACCATAGAGCATTTCAAAGTCAGCATCAGAAGGCATCTGAAACATATACTTTACCATGTTCTTATATGGTATTTGATAGATGTCTGCTTTATCCTCATGATCACCAGGTAAAAAACCAATTTCTCTTGTAGATACAAGAGATCTTACTAAGTAAATTTTTTCATATGGAGTGCTCTCATCTAAAACATCAGCAAGTGCCTTATATAATGTAATAAATGTTTTACCAGTTCCCGCACAACCATAGGCAACTATATTTTTTTGATCATTGTAGAAATCAAATAATTTTTTTTGATTATCTGATAGTGGTTCAATATCAATGAGATAACCATTATTTAATGGTTTTTTTCTTTTCATTTGTTTTGCAGTTAAACCAACACCAATTGGTTGCTCTGAACTCGATCCTCTTTTTCTTCTTGCCATTAAGTTTCAATACCTCTCTTTGCTAATCTTCCTCGAATACCAGCAGATTTTTCACTACTTTTTAAAACTTGTTTCCAACTTGGATGTTTTTTATTTAATTTATCTTGCCAATCACCAACAGATTCAACTCCCATGCCAGGTGCAGTTGAAGGATCTGAATAATCACGACTCCAATCTGGATTGTCTTCTGTCCATTTATCCCAATCCATCACACTCATCACAACCTCTTTTCTTTCACCAGTTTGATTGTTAACTACAGGATATGTCGCCATAATTATAAAGTAATGTAAAGTTATTTAGACCCATTCAAGGGCTTCGGACACAGAGGGGAATTGTTCGGTAAACACCTTTCGGCATGCCTCTGCGATAACCATGTGTTCTTTCTGTGTTCCGTGTGCTGATCTTAGATTAATATAATGAATCCAAGAACGACAAGAACCTGTCATATAGATCTTTGTCGGGGTGCAAAGTGGTAATACCATTCGAGCACATTCTTTTGCCACTCCTTCTTCAATCATTTGATTATAAAGACTCTGAGCAGAACTAAACAGAGTAATCATCTGACGATTCAATTTATCAACAACCTTCTCATCAAGATCATCTATGCTGTTCTGACGATTCTTTGTATCTTGTCTACGCAACTCTGGTAATTCAATCTCACCTAATTGATTACTTTTTGCATATCTTTGAGAAAATTCTTGGAAAGTAAAACTACGATGCCTTAGAATTTGTGCTGCAATTGCACGAGTTGTTTCAATCTCAAGTGTCATTGATGATTGCTCAAACACAGACCAATGGTTATGTTTAATACAATACTTCAACAATCCTGCATAGTTTGGATTATCTTGATTGTCTGGATTAGACACTCTGGCAATATGTGCCATCGTTTTCTCTGCATCAGGTGTGATGCTTATTAGATTGACGGTCATTGACCAAATCCTCTTGATTGTTGTTTTCTATTCTTTTCCACTTCATCTTCCAAAATAAGCAATTGTTCTCTCATATACTTTAATTCATTTTCATCATACAGATAATCTTGTTGAAGAGCTTTTTTAAGTGCGTGTAAAACTTTTTTAGATCTCATTCGTCATCCTCAAAAATTTGACTGTAATCAAGTGATGGATCATTTTCATCTTTAAGTTTTTCATAATTTTCATATGAAAGATAAGAACTTTCATCAGAATAAACTTCAGCCTTTAACTCAGACACGGCACTTTCTAAATCCATTATGAGTTTTTTAAGGTTGTTTTTATTCATGAGATTTTCATTTTATTTATTATAGCATAAAAAAGAAGGGGATCAACCCCTTCGTTTTATTTTCCATATAGAAACTTAACTTCAGCAGTTATGATTGTGAGAAATATGGCAGATGCCAAACAAATCTCTAGAGTTTCAATCACTTGACACTTGTAAGTTCTTTTTCTAATCTTACACCACGGTAAGTTAAATCGACCTTGTTAGTCTGCTGTCCTTTGTTTCTATCGGTGTCATACACGACACCACGGTATGTGACTTTAGCCATCGGTTTTCTCCTGTAAGTAGTAGGGATTTTTAGCCCCGTTCCTTCAGTCGGCATTTGCGTCCCTTTCGGGATGAACGAACCCGTTCCGTGTCGGCTTACTTGCGTCCGATGATATAAGCATCACATTCATCTGACACTTTAGTTCTCAAGTAATCTATAAGATACTCGTGAGCATCAGAGTTAAGATTCTTATCACTAAGTATCTCAATTCTGTTTTGATTCCATTCTGAACAAGACATTTCCCAATGGGAAGCATTATGTTCAGTAAGGAGTGATGCCAGTAGTGTGAGTTCTATCATTTGGATGAACGTAAAGGTATGTTAGCATACCCACACTATATAGTCAAGGACTTTTGTAACTTCTGTTACAATTTTATATTATCTTCTCTTTTTCTTTTCTTTTGGTTTACTATAATTCCATAATTGAGGTTTAATATTACCTCTTCCATAATTTATTGATACTAATTGAGATTTAAACTTGTCATAATACATATCAAACAGAGTAGATTGTGTTCCTCGTGTTAAATCATACATGGTTTCATCATCAATCTTATATTCAACGATGTAAGAATCAGATGGAAACTGTGTGCTATTCAGTTGATCTTGCTTTGCCCTCTCGACTAATATTTCACATCCATACTTTTGTTTTAGTCCATCTTTTTCTTGAGGAGTCCAAACAGTCTTAGTCAAGATCTACCTCCCCAAATAATATCTGGATATGCTTCGGCAACAATATCTTTTGTAATCTTATAAACATCACTCAGTCTTTTATCTTTACATAGAATGACGATCTCTGCTTCCAAAGGATGCAATCCTTCTAAGATGTTTATGAACATTGTTTCTCTACGGAGATTATTCAAACCATCATCACCACCTCTTACAAAACGATAAAAGTGTCTACACTCCTTTCGAATTGTGGTATGTCCTTGTCCGTCAGCAGCTCCCAGAGAAAATCCTCCTTGTTCATGCATTCGACGAACCTCTTCAGATATTTTAGCACTTAGACCACCAGTATATGTGTTCTGCTCATCAAAACCAGTATAAGGAACTTGACCCTCTGGAAGAATACTAATCACAGTCTCATCAAAATTCCAAATAAGAATAGTTTTTAGAGATATATCTTCATACTTCTTTAAAACCTCAATCTTTTTTGCCTTTGATCTTTGTCTTGATACTAAATCTAATATCTCAAAAACAAAAGGATTTCTAGGTAAGTCAAGACTTACAGGTTTTTTGACGGTGACTGTTTTAGGTTTTCTAGTTTTAGTCGTCGTCTTCTTCGTTGCTGTCATAATTTTCAAATCTAAATGCGACAATATCATCGGGAACTAGGTTCCCATTTTGGTCAAACATCTCTGGATGAGGTCTTGGTATCTCTTGATAGTTCATCATGTAATCTCTTACTAACCAACCAGCCACAGCACCAACAGAGAATAGTAAAAATGCTATCGGAAGTGTAAGAATTGTAATAAGTTCTGTAGACACAGTAACACCTCCTTTTTTTGGTTTATTAAGTATGAGCTCAACACCACGATTGACCTTGAGATCGTTTCTATTTATCTCAGACTTTGATAACTTTTTTTTCTCTGAGGAACTTGATCGAGTCAACACAACCTCCTAGTTTTTGACCATCAACTACGACTTGTGGGAAAGTAGTTCCTTCACCAAATTCATCATAGAATGATTTTTTATCAAAATGTTCATCTAAATTATACACCACATACTTAAGGTTTGTCAAGGTCAAAACTTTTTTTATCTTTTCACAATATGGACATCCTTCTTTTGAATAAACTGCAAAGTTCATATTTCTTGTTAAATAATGATTTATAAATTTAATGTTTTCTTAGTATAGCACATTTTAAAATTGTTAGTTACTCATAATAAATTGTAACAGTGCCAGCATCAAAAGTATCACTATTTTCGGTAGTTAGTTCTACACCATCAATAGCAGATCCACTAGATCTGTCTAAGGCACCAGCACCATGCCTCGAATTATTATTAGCAACAAAAGTATTAGATTGTACATATTTTAAACCAGCACTATCAATCTTTTCAATGACCATTGATCCTGATGTTACTTGCGTTGCACCCGTGGTATTGATATTAAACGCATCAGTTTTATTACTAGTAATATTACCCTGAAAATTTCCTGATACACTATTATAGTCAGACGTAATACTTGATCCACCAGCACGTAATCTAATGTATATTTGATCACTACCAGAGAGTGATGCTTCAAGAAGATTTACTGTTATTTTTGTTGCCCAAGTTGGGATATTATCAAATGTCATAGAAGAACCAGAAAGAGTGGTATTCTGTGTGAGTATATTTCTTGTCGATCCCACAAATGATGTTGCAGTTATTATTCCAGAAATTTTAACATCACCAATAACATCTAATTTACTTGTTGGTATTGCAGTTCCGATACCAACATTTAAAAGTGTAAATATTTCAGGTGTCTCAAATGAAGCAGCATCAGTCAGTTGCCAATTTGCACCACCAGTGATGTAAAGATTTCCATTCATTGAAGCATGATTACCACACTGGTAGAATAATCTTGATGGTGCATCATGTTGAACATTAAAATCAACATTACCTGATGTTGCTCCATTATTTGTTACACCATCTGTATATTGATTTCCTGATCCTGTTATATTAGTAGTTTTGATATAAAATGGATGGCTACTACCTGCATTATTAATAAAACGATATCTCTGTCCTCTTACTAAGTAGATATCTGGATCATTATCTGTTCCATTATTTCCTGGTCCTGTGAAACGCCAATGAAAACTAGTACCATCTTCAGTAACTTCATATGTTACCTGAACATTTGTTGCTGCTGTAGTGATACCTCCACCACCACCTGATACACCAGTTAGATATTGACCATCTCCATAATATGTTACAACTCCACTACTAGCAGTTACAATACCTGATGCTATACTTACTCTACCACCTACACTAAAATTTGTGCTAATCGCAACGGTATTAGCATTTAGATTCAAATCTGTTGGACTCTGAATAGTTGGAGTTCCAGTGCCAAATACATCCAACTGTTCAACACCAAAACTTTTATCTGCCATGTTCTTTTTTGATTATTTATATACTTAGTGATTATCTTTAGTAGCCAAATAGAACTCCATAACTTCAGCAGAACTCAATGCTCTATTGTACATTGCCACTTCTGCTATTCTTCCATCTAAATAACCAGAATAAGTTCCTTGAGAAGGAGCACCAGCAATTACACTGGCATAACCTCCCTGAAAACTATTAGAATGATTTCCTGTGCCAATTTGAACTCCATCTTGGTAAATCACTTGTGAACTAGCTCCATCTTTCACTAAAGTTATATTATACCAAGCACTTGTGTTCATACTTACAGTTGTTGCACATGTTCCAGTATTACCACCACCATATCTAGTCATTCTAAATTCTGCTGGTGGACCAGCAGTGTTATTGATGGTAAATAATCCAATCTCTACTGTCCCTACGGTATTTCCAGATAATAACATAGCAGCTTTTTTAGTACCACCAAAATTACCACTAACAGTGTCAATATAAACCCAAATAGTATATGTAAATGAATTTGTTCCAGATGGCAAAACACTGGTGTCACTAACATTTACATAATCATTAACACCATCAAAGACTATTGCACCTTGATCATCGGTTGTATATGTAGGACCATTAACTAATGTGGCATTATGATTATTACCACTTAAATCATTCCATGCAGTTCCACTGCCAGAATAAGAACTACTATTTGATGCATCCACACGAAAAGTCAATCCGTTTGTGCTTACTTGTGCTGTTCTCTTAACTATTGGTGCAAAAAGAGGAGTTGTGCCAAATGATAAAGTGGAGTTACCACTACCACTCAGATACATTGAGAGTCTCCCCTTCATCAAAATATTAACTATTGGATCCACTGTAGGTGCATCCCAAAGAATTTTTCTAGGACCACCTTGCAAATTAGTTTGAGATGACCAGTTAGAATCGTTTGATGTTGTAGCCTCAGTTCCCTGAGTAAATTCCGTATCACTTGATAGATCTGTAACTTCATTTTCTAACCAATTTTTAAGATCACTCCACAACCAACTTCGATTGTGTTGAAGTTTAGTAGCAAATAACCCTGCACCAACAGGACATGCGGAACTCGTTCCATTAAAAGATCTATCTTGTGATGTGAGTGATAGTGTTCCTCCCGATGTTACAATATTATAATTAGAATCCAATCTATAACTTGAATCATTCCTATTATAACCTGTGCCTGGTCCTCCTTTGGCACCAATAGATTCATCACCAATCGTATAAAAATCTACGGCATTTCCCATATTACTATAAGATGCTTTACCTTCTTTATAACTACCATCACCATTTGATGCCTGATTATCATTAAGAGCACCAACATTAAATGAACGATATACATCTATTCCACCACCATTATAGTTATTAACATTTCCAATACATGAAGGATTACCAGGACGATTAACCATCTCATAACCAAGAGATTCTGCAGATGCTAATGTTCTATTATTTTGAGTACTCACATAATTATTATAATTTGGATGATCCCCTTTAACTTGCTGTTGATTATTATTTCCTGAAGATGCCATGAATATAACTCCAGAATCAATCATTGATGCACCTTCAGCTTGTGTTGAATTTGAAGTGGGGTACCACCTACCATGTTTACCTCTTGCTGCTTGTAAGTTTCCATTACTATCATAATATTCTGCTCTATTACCATAAAAATTATCCAACCACTCCAAATTGATATTTCCAGTTGATTGAGTAATAGTGATACTCTCTTCACCAGTGCCATCACCACTAGTACGAAAATAAGAATACTCACCATCAAAAAATTCAGTTGATGATCCCCAACTATGACTTGTAATTGTGGGATTTTTTGTATTATCCGATGATCTATTTGGTTTATTATCATGAAAAACTTTAATTACTTCCCATAAAGAACTAGTTGATATTGCACCATTAGCCCAGATAATACTAATAAACCATTTGTTTGCATTATAAGCCCAACCATGTGTTTTTCCATATGCTTGTGACATGCAAGGAGTTCCATGTGTTGCTACAGCATCATCATATTCTCCTGTGTGTAAAGCAGTATTACTTCCATTGTGTAATGTCTCAGTGTATTGGGAGGCAACATATATCGAACCAAAATCTTCTTTACTTCCTATAACAGCAGTTCCACCTGAATTTGTACCAACATATTTTGCAGATCGATATGTTGTACTTTCATTATACCACCAATCTGTTGCCACAGTATCAACAGGAACAGTGGTTCCATCCCAACGAACTCTTAATCTATTAGACGGATCTGCTTCAAAGAAATCTGGATCAAGATAATATGGACCCTGTAAAATTAAATCTAATGCACCACATACTCCTGTTGTAGCAGAACTAGAAAACCCACTCTTTAAAACGTTACCACCAACATAATTACTTGGTTCTCCAACACCAGTCTTTACAAATTCAATATGCCCAAACCATGCTGATGTGTCACATACAATAACATCAACGTCAGTTCCATCTCCATATTGTTCTATACTATCTGTAATCGTATTATTATCACTTTGATTTTTCCAAGGATTATCTAAAGTCTGATGTCTATAAATCTGAGCTCCAGTTTTTGATAACCAATCAGAACCAGAATTAATGAATAAATTGTTACCTAAATCTCTTCCAATTTTAACACTGCCACCATACCTATTAATTTTAGAAACAGGTTGAGACATTATAAAATCATCACGACCTTTATAAGTGCCTTCATAATATCCTTCATCAATATTCACTCCAATTACTTTCGGATGATTTTTTAATTGCTCTGCCTCTGCATCTGAAATCTCATAAGATCCAATTCTATCACACGTTTTCTTTAAATTAGTGCATTCTATTTTTCGGTTTGGAATGCCATCGATTTCATTTTCGTTAATAATGTAATTGTGTATTTCATTCCAATCTGATGCATTCGCACACACAACACAATAAACTTTCGGAACATCACCTTCAGGAACAAAACGTAATCCTTGCGCTTTATGTCGTTCTATTCTTCTTTTTTCGTATTGCTCATAACTAAAATTAGTTCCTATCATTTATTCCTGAACCTCCCTTCTCCAACGATAAGTGGTGACACCACTGACACCAACTTCAGCTACTACATTTATATAAACATTTGTACCATCAATCGTAGATCCAACAGATACTAATGGATCAGAACTTGCCATCACACCATAAGAGTTTGAATATACATTTGTGCCATCTTGCATCACAAGTAATTTTTGTGCCTGAATATTCGCACCATTCATAAAGTGAAGTGTGTATTCTGCAACTTTGTAATCATTTGTTGCATGAGCAAAACTATCAATATTTGCTGTAGAACCTGCACCTATTGTAAATGTGCCTACTGTGGTGGATACTCCTGTTGCACTACCTCCACTAGTGGTCACTGATCCATCTGCCATTAAATATTGACTTGATGTTCCACCAGATTTAACAAATGATGATGCAGTTACAATACCACTTGAATTTATACTATCAAATTTAGAACTTCCTCTAACGGTAAATTGATTTGTAGGGGTTCCATAAAAACCATGTCCTCCATTAACACCATCATCAACAAGAACTTTTCCATCATTGTAAATGGTAAATGCTTCAAACTTTGTACCACTTAAATTGTCAGGCCAGAAAGCAAGACGATTGTCAGCTCCTGAACCAGTTCCCATATACTTTATTGAATGACCTAAATCAGTATTATTATCACCGTCAGTTGTTCCATCTCTACTATCAACTCTCAATACAGTAATATCTCTAGCAGCACCACCAGGACCAATACGAATTGCAGTAGAATTAGCATCTCCAATTATTCTTAGTGTTGATGCTGTGCTTACATTTTGTGAGATGTAAGAACCAAGATCCAAATCAAACTGTGGATTTGTAGTTCCGATACCAACTTTTGATACTGTATTAATACCAACGTTAGTTTGCTGCCAAAGTCCAGCAGCTCCTCCACCACCTGATTGTGCTACCCAATCATAATCAGATCCAGTCCAACTTAAAACTTCACCACTAGCCGCAGTAGAAGTATTAAGATGACTATCCACATCACTATTACCATAACTTCCACCACTAGTGGTTACTGATCCATCTGCCATTAAATATTGACTTGATGTTCCACCAGACTTGACAAATGATGATGAAGTTATTATTCCAGATGGTAGATTTATATTTTGTGCAACAGAAACAATACCTGCAGAAACTGTCAAGTTGGTATCATCAATTTTAACAATACCTCTAGTGCTATTAGATGCAGCAACATATCCATTAAATGTAACTACTCCAGTTACTCTACCCTCTGAATTGAAATTTATATCACTAATAAACCTATCAGTAGCAGCCACTCCAACTTGACTAACCACAATCTGACCAACCATGTTAACATGATTACCACTCTGATAATAGTAAGTACCTGCCTGAGTAGGAGTCCAACTAATATCTACTGCAGAAGATCCGTTGTTAGTTGCAGTAGGATTGGTTACCTGATTTCCACTTCCAGTTCCTGTTGTGGTTTTAATATATGTTGGACCTGCAGCATTATTGAGAGTTGCTTGAGTGGAGAGATCTATTATTAATGTATCACCCACATTAATATTAATTGTAGGATCAGTACTGTTAGGGGCGATGGTACCATTCCTATCAGCCGAACCAGCATAAGCAACATAATGATCCCAAGTAACGTTGTATGGAGTACCAAGAACAACAGTAAATGTCTGACTTGCAGAATATGTTGGATTGTTTACTGATTGAGAATTAGCAAGTGCTGGTAAATTAGTTAAGTTTGCACCACTAACTGCAGGAAGAGTTCCAGTTAAATTTGCAGCAGGTAAACTTGTAAGTGATGCTCCTGAACCAACGAACGATGTAGCAGTTATTATTCCAGAAATTTTAACATCACCAACAACATCCAATTGACTTGTTGGATCAGTGCTGTTAATACCGACCTTACCAGATCCTCCTGAGACTCCTCCTATTGTAATCCAACTGGTTGAACCACCTATAATTTTAAATTGTTCCCTATCACGCTCAGATTCTAGATACCAATCATAAGAATTTCCTCCTACATCTTTTGACTGTATTCTTAATCTAGTAGATTGATCATCCAATGTAGGTGCTACCAGTAAATCAAGTCCTCCATTGTGTTGATATGAAAAGAATGAAGATATACCAGCTGGGTAACTATTTCCAACACTTAGTTGATTGAAGAATGATGTTCCTTCGGTATTAATACCAGCAATGCTACCACCACCTAATCCAACACCATAATTTGTGATGTTAAGTGTAGAAATACCAGTGATGTTAGCACCATCTCCATGGAACTGAGCAGCACTTATAATTCCAGAAGCACTACCCATTGTAATAGCTGCTCCAACTTCTAAGTTTTCAGGAATTTCAATGTGTCCATCAACTTCAATTAGTATTCTGTTATTATTACTAGAATCATTAAAATATAATTTACCACCCTCGCAGTTGATATTATAATCAGGATGACCATTAGTATCAGTAAAGATTAATTTTGGATTTATACCCTCTATGTTTACATCATCTGAGAATGTAGCAATGCCAACCACAGATAAACCAGCACCAACATGAACGTCACTTTGTGCTGTTATAATACCAATTGAATCTATATTTGTTACATCTTCATAAGTTAATGTACCTGCAATTGAAACGTTATTTTGGAAGGTTGCATTACCGTCAACATTCACACCATTGGCAGCAGTTATAGTTACACCACTAGTAGGACTAACTGTTATTTGGTTTGTTGAGACATTATTACCACCTCTTATAATAACAGCACTTCCAGTTGTAGCACTTATATATGTATGACTATCATTACTAATCATCATATACTCACTGCTATCTTGATTTTTATGGAACACTCCACCGTAACTAGCATTACCATGCCACTCGCCTATTCTTAGGTCATCAAACGTGCCATCTCCTGTTGCAGTCACAACACCAGCAACATTTAAATCACCTTGTAGTTTTGTATTACCAACTACATCTAATCTTGCTGTTGGTACTGAACTGTTAATACCAACATTACCTGTATTTAAAGCAGAAATGACATTAAATTGTGTAGGAGTAGCACCTGAATTACGAATATGAAAAGTACCACCTTGATTTCTTATCTGATAATGATGATATGAACCACTATCATCTCTCAATACAATTTTAGCTGCATCATCTGTTAAATTTCTAACTAATAGTCTTCCATCATAAATTTCTAATTTTTGTGATGGATTAGTGGTTCCGATGCCAACTTTCCCATCACTCGTGATGCGAAGTGCTTCATCAGTCGATTGAATGGCAGCACCACCAGTAAGGAAAACTATATCTTCTATTGCTGCCACTCCTAGTCCACCATTAGAGTGACTGAATAAACCAGATGCTAAGTTTGCTCCAGTATCCTTTCTAGCAAATGCAATACCAGCACCCTCATCATTTAAATCATCATGTTGTGCCCTATAAAAACTTATTTTTTCATTTGCATGAACAGTTGTTATCTGTACTGGATAATTTGCTTGTGTCAAATTACCACCGATATTTACTTGGCCACCTGATGTGATAGCAAATTTAGTTGCAGTCACAACACCAGCAATATTAACATCATCTAACTCAGTCTGTCCATCTACATCTATTTTATTAAATACACTTGTTCCTGTAGTATCAATACCTGCAATTCCTGATGTTACAGTAACGATACCAGAAGACAATGGACTTACACTTAAATTAGATCCAAAATCAATTGTTCCTGCTGTACCAACAAGAGAACCACTGTCTTTAATTATAAGGCTAGATCCACCACCTCCACCTCCAGCAATTGAGACATTGGTGATTCCAGTAATTCTACCATTCGCATCAACAACAATTTGGGGAACCACAGTTGAATTACCATAAGTGCCAGCAGATGCACCAGTCAAGTCTGTCAATGAGGCACCACTAATTGCTGGTAGTGTTGCTGGAAATCTAGCATCTGGAATTGTTCCAAAACCAATATTACTTGCATTTAAATTTGTTAAACTATAACCAGAACCACCAAATACGCTTGCAATAACTGCTCCAGATACTGTAGCAACACCAGCGATATATGTATCCTTTAAACGTGTATGTCCATTTACATCTAATCTTGACTGTGGATTATCAGTTCCGATGCCGACATTACCAGTACCATCTTCTATGGTAAATGCTTCAGATCCAGTAGGTCCACCATCTTTTATTTGGAAATTAGCACTGTTATATGAACCAAAAAACCATTTCTGGGTTCCACTACTTGATAATTTAATTCCATGATATCCAGTAGCAGCAGAATCTGCTTCAAAATAAGCACCAGCAGCCGTAGTCCTTGTTTTAATTACTGCATCATTAGTTGTTTTATAAACGTCAATTAACTGTGTTGGATCATCAGTTCCGATACCAACTGAGTTCAAGTAACTTATTGAAGATGCACCATAACTTTCCGTCCATGGTGTAAGATTACTTACAGTTGTTGCTATTCCGACTCCACCCGTATCTCTTTCAGTAAAGAGAGATCCATCATTAGTATTAAGGGCTAATTCCCCTAGTTGTAAATCTGTTAACTGTGGTCTCTTTCCAGATACAGCAGATCTTTTTATCTTTATTGGCGTTGCCATCTATTTTACTCGGTATATACCACAATAAACAGTATGTACTGCTTTTTATATATTTATTATGTTAGATTATTTCTTCTAGGTTTATAGAGAAAGAGATCTTTGACAGCATCAGGTTTCATCCACTCTTGGATTTTATTATATCTACTCAACTTGAAAAAATCCTGATTAAAATACCATTCTTCCCAAGGTTCATGTCCCTTCCTTTGATTGCACTTGGAGCAACAACAGACTACATTCTTCGTGAAGTCAGGTCCTCCTTTACATCTAGGCACAACATGATCGATTGTTAAATTTTTATTATCCCCACAATATGCACATTGCCAATTCCATTTTTCTTTTATATCCCTCCTCCATAATCTTTTTGCCTCTGCTGAACTCGTTGTCTGTAAATTAAAAACATAAGCTTTCGATGAATGGAGAAGACTCATATGAAATTGTAAGTTAATTTTATTTAGTAGTTTTAGATTGTTTTTATAATCCAAATCTCCCTTTATGTGCTAGATAGTTTTGTTTAACCTCTGTGGCACTCAATGCCTTACCATATATTCTTATGATTGCGATTTTACCATGAAAGCAAGAATTATTTGAAACTGTAGCCTCAACATTACTTCCAATGGCAAAAGGTCTAGCTGTTCCATCACCCATAGGATTTCTTAAGTTACGACTATGAGTTTTTATAAGTTCCCCATTTCTGTATATGTGTATATTATTTGTAGTTCCTGCTGCTCTTGATGCCGTACCAACAATGTGCCACCATTTATTTGTACTAAATGAATTATTATCACTATTAAATTGAGCGTTATCAACAGACCATTCAAGTCTGTTCGAACCTGCCCACATTAAACAGTTAAAGTCACTTCGATCTGTACTCATGATTCTACTATTAACAGTGATAGCAGTAGGGTAACACCACGCCTCATGGGTTATTTCTCCACTAACACCAGTTAAAATTAATGAGGGATCTTTTGAAATGTTACTCTCAGGATAAGCAATCGAAGCACCATTGTCACCTGTGAAATCAAATGATCCAACACTGGCATTGTGTGAAACTTGAGACCCTAATCCGTTCAGTGTTCCATTATATTCATTACCACTAATATCGTTTACTGCAGTTCCACTACCAGAATAACACTTTGGACTTAGTGCATCCATATAAAATGCAAGTCTATCAAATACTATACTAGGGTTATATCTTGTGCTCATAATCCAAACCTCCCTCTAAGTGCATCGTAATTTTGTTTAACTTCTGATAAAGATAATTCTTTTTTATATATTTGTGCGTTAGATATATAACCTCTATGATATTGACTTCCTCCAGATTTTCCAATATTTTTTACAGTCCCAGTTATATTTGTGATTGTTTTTGTTTTTCCAGTACCTGAGTGCCAAAGTGAACCATCAAGATATATTTTCATAGATCCTGTTGATGCATTTGCTGTGAATGCCCAGTGATGCCATCCTTGATACTCAGAATTAGTTGCAGTTTTGAATATTCTATCGTATCCACTACCTCCTTTATCAAAGTAAACACTATTGTTACCCCATGGAAGATGTACATTTAACATTCTATGATTATCACTATCTGCGAGATATATGATAGAACTAGATTTTGCTTGTATACCATAGTTCCAAACAGAAAATGTCAGTTCATTTCCTGCAACATCCAATGTTGGTAAGGTTACACTATCATTAGAACCATCAAAATTAAAATATCCTGCATTATTTGAACTATAAGTAGGACTATTGACTAATGTTGTATCATTATCTTTTCCACTAATATCTACCCAAGATGTGCCACTACCAATATAACTTTTAGGATTTGCTGCATCTAAGTGTAGTACAATATTATCAGTAACAATACGTGGGTTATATCTTGTGCTCATAATCCGTATCTCCCTTTAAGTGCATTAAAATTCTGTTCAAATTCCAAGTCTGTTAATACTCGATCATAAAGTGAAACAACACCCATGTATATTGTATTACCACTTGATGTATTAAATTTAAGTTGATTAATATCTCCATAACCAGAAACATCAAGTGTGTTTGTTCTAGTTGATCTTAATGATCCATTTTGATAATTTTTAAAAACACCATTACTACCAACTGATTTATTGTGAGAAACTCCACAACAAAACCATGCCTGACTACCCCAATCTGCTGTATCAACAATGTTTGATGAAGACCAATTGGCAGTAGCAGTAGTTCCATTCCACATTCTTTGATACTCATGAATATATGAGTTTGTAGTTGTTCTCTGATCCGTTTGCCAATAATAACCAGGATAATTTGAACCAGTACCAGCATTACTATCCATTATTCTAATAATTCCTCTATAATTAGAAGGTGGAGTTCCAGTGGTTCTTATCCACCATATAATAGACCATGTTAAACTACTTATTGGAGTAAAAGTAGCAGTTTGTATAAGACCAGACCCATTATGATCATAAATTGTTCCTGCAGATGCATCATTCGATGTGTTTAAAGTACCTGCGGTGGATAGATCATATCCATTTTTACTCAAATCCTTTAAAGTTGTTCCACTACCAGGATAACTTTTTATATTACCAGCATCTACGTGCACAACGAGTCCATCTATAACTATACTTGGTGAGTGTGATAATGCCATTATCCATACCTCCATTTAAGTGCATCGTAATTTTGAGTAACGTCTGATGCTGAAAACCCTTTTCCTTTGTAAACTCTTACTATGGAAATTTTACCATCAAAATTGTTGGAGTTTATATGCGTGTATGCACCGATAGTAGGAACATAGGAGGTATTAGTGAAGTTCTGACTTACAGTTGCAGTAGCTACTGAACTATTATCAAGATATAAAGTAACTGTAGTTCCATTTCTAGTTACTACATAATGATGCCAAGTTCCTTCTGTATATGCTGTTGACGATACTACACCAGTTCCACCACCTCCAGTTCCGTGCGTAAAGGTTGGATATTTTGAGGGTGGATTGTTTATTGATGAATTTACTACAAAGTAATTTGTCCCAGATATTGTTTGAGCATATAATACTTCACCCCATGTTTGCGGAGTTGTACCAGTAACATTGAACCAAATTTCAACCGTGAAATCACCTGTTCCGTATGCAAAATCAGATCCAGCAGACATTGTTACTTTATCGTCTGTACCATCAAATATTAAACATCCTCCATTATCACTGCTGTAACCAGTGCCACCTACTAAAGTTCCATTATTACCTTTACCACTAATATCTACCCAAGATGTACCACTACCAATATAACTTTTAGGATTTGCTGCATCTAAGTGTAATATAAGTCCATCAGTGACTATTCGTGGTGAGTGTGATATTGCCATTATAAATCTAATCTTCCTTTAACAGCTAAAAAGTTTTGAAAAACCTCTGCTGGTGTTAATGTTTTTAAATAAATTGACATGTAACTAAAATTTCCTTGACCCAACAGTCGAGCAGATGCTAAGTTATTTCCAACAGCAAATCCACCATCAGTTCCACTGAAAGCAGGAAATGATGTGATAGATGCAGTGGCAGTGCTTCTTAGAATTCCATTAGTATATAGTTTATGTGTTCCAGAGTCAAAAGTATATGTTATCAATGTATGTTTTAGTACATGTGCCGACATATTATATTGAAAAATATCTCTATTTTGTACTCCACCATCTCTCAAATCAAATTCTAATTCCTCATCACCAGTATTCAGTACTAAATTTGCAACTCTAACCCAAGGATTACCACCAACAGACTGTTGAAATCCAAAAATTGTTTTATATCCATTGAAACCCCAATTTAATCTCATAATAAAATTATATGAAACATTAGACTGACTAGCAGTTCCCATAAAGGAACCATTTCTTCTTATAAATCCATCACTATCAAGAGTTATAATGCCATCAGTAATACTTGGAGTATTTACTAAAGTGAGATCTTGTCCATTTCCAGTTATATCAGTAAGTGTGGTTCCACTACCAGGATATGATTGATCATTCTTAGAATCTACAAGAAATTGAAGTTTATCTGTAACTATATTTGGTCCTGCGAATCCTGCCATCTTTTTTTAATTATTTATCTTACTAAAAAATACTTTAAAGGGAAAAAAATACCCCGAAATTTTTTTCGGGGTATTTGGAATTAAGAAGTGATTTTGGTTTTAACCAATGCTTGGAGCAGTTAAAGCAACTGTTGTAGACTCAGCACATGCTAGGTCTAGTGG